GCTTATAAAGCTACAATTACTTTGGTTAGGTCTGACAATATGAAAAGTGTTGTTTACACTATAAATGGTACAACAACACAAGGTGAAGTGCAAGTAGATATTGGGGATGTTTTAGTTTTAACCATAGTTAAAAACACATCAGGAACATCCCAGGTAGTGTTGGAAGAACTTATTTACGCTTAATTTTATTCTCCATATATGTCTTGTTTTTTAATACACTTATCTTTTATAAGCTTTTCTAAAAATCTACTCATAATCAACCCATGAGACTTACAATAGTCCTTTAATAACTTATGAATTTCTTTACGTATTTTTAAGTTTTTTATTTCCATTTTAATTAAAGTATGTAAAAAGGTAGAAATTATTCATACTATATATAATTATATTCTTATATAGTTAAACTTTTCGATTTGAAATCAATATTTATTTAATAAAATATATAAAATGGCAGAAAATCAAAAAGTATTCGTATCTCCAGGTGTATATACCGCAGAGAAAGATTTAACATTCGTAGCACAAAGTGTCGGTGTTACTACATTAGGGGTTGCTGGAGAAACAAAAAAAGGACCCGCATTTGAACCTATATTCGTAGATTCTTTTGAGACCTTTAGAAATAGATTCGGTGATACCGACCCTGAAAAATTCACAGAATCACAAATTCCTAAATATGAAACCTCGTTTATCGCTAGGTCTTACCTATCACAATCAAACCAATTATTCGTAACAAGAGTATTAGGGTTATCTGGTTATGACGCTGGACCATCTTGGCAACTTTTAACGGTTGGTGAACTTGATGAATTCAATGTCGCTCAAGGTTCTACAGCACAAACTATAACACAATGGACAGATAAATTATATATCCCACTTACAGGTGGTACGTTAAATTCGTCTAACATATACACAACTTACTCAAACGGTACTGCTTTTGCAGATGCATTAAGTGGTTTAACAACTTCACCAGTTGGTGGCCAGAGTGGACCTTTTAGAACAGCAAACCAAATAACAGGTGAAACTTTTTATAATGGTGAAGGTGACGCTATAGGTACTTTAGTAGATGAAATATCCCACTTTGTTAACGCTACATTAGATAATGACCAAAATTCATTTAATATAACTGGAGCTACAGAATTTTACCAATATGGATTTATAGCTTCTTCAACAACAAGTCAACAATACGCTCAGATTACAGGAGCGACTGGTTTACCTGTTGACTCATATAATAGATTAGGTATATCTACAAATTTAACAGCTGGACCAACAGGTGTTGGGGCTTCAGCACCAAAATCTATTCAAAGTGCTGATTTCTCAGCTGATACTAACGATGGTTGGTATAACTCATTATTTGATTACAAATATGACGTAGATTCTTGTACAAATAGTTGTTACTCAGGAGGTGCATTTACAATGTTTGCTAGTTCAGCTTCTACAGCTACAACTTATGTTGAGGGGGCTGTTAGTACTGGAGTATCAGGTTCATCAGACGATAAAGCTAGTACAAATGTATACGCTATACTACCTGACTTAATTAAACCAGGAAGTTCAACTCACGTAGTTAACTTAAATGGTTATACAGCATCAACTTCAGCATCATCGTGGACTGAATGGTCATTCTATGGTGCAGCTACAAACGGTGGTAATAATGTACCTGGACAAATTTCTTCAGGTAATTACTTCTCATATTCATCAGGAACAGAATCTTGGGGTAACGCAGAAGGTGCTGCTAACGGAGGACCATTAGCTTTATCAGCGTATCAACCAACAGTTTATCCTTTCGTAGGTACAAATGGTACAGGTAGTACACTATCTGCAGCGGTAACAACATTTACAGCAGCACAGTATTCTGGAGCAGTATCAGATTATAAATTACAAACTTGTGCAGGAACGTCCATTGGTGGAAGTTCTCCAGCTTATACAGCGGTACAAGTAACCTTAAGTGGTTTTGCCAATACCGGGTTACTAGGAGACGCTAGTGTTGATGGTCTTGCTAATTCACTTACATATTCTCCAGGACTTAAAGCAGGTTCGGTTGTAGCAAATGGTTTAACCGGAGCTACTAACGATACTAATTCTTGGTTCTTTACTGGTAATTCAGTTTCGGCATTTACAACATTCTATACTGGAAGTTGTTCAGCTGTAACTTATTTAGGATTAACATTAAGTGGGGCTTACGCAAATTATAGTTGTGTAAGTGCAAACACTGATTATCATAACATGACAATTGCAACTCTAAGGTCCAGAGGTGAAAGTACACTTACAAGTGGTGGACCAGTATATAAAATTAGTGCAAGTACGGGAGATGGTTACAAACAAGGTGGTGTAGAATTCGATTGTACCGGAACATATAATGATATATTAAGAGACCCATTTGCTAATTTTGGTATTTCAGCAAAAACAGATGAGGGGGTGATATCTAAATTTACAACATCTTTAGATAGTTCTAAGAAAAATTACATATCTAGAGTACTAGGTAGGAAAGTATTTGATAGGGAAGCTAATGATATCCCTATTTTTGTAGAAGAAATTTACCCTAACTTATTAAAATATTTATACAGAAGACAAAAAGTTAGAGGGATTAACTGTTGTACATGTTATAGACCAGCATCAAGATTCAACAATACGAATAGAACTTCGTTAGGGTGGTACATGACTGAATGGCAAACACCTAGAACACCATATGTTGTTTCTGAATTACGAGGTAACGAGGTTTCTAGACTATTCAGATTTATTTCAATATCTGACGGTTCAGACGCTAATAGAGAATATAAAGTATCGATAACTAATATTTCTTTTGAGAGAGTGGAGTTTGATGTTGTTGTTAGAGATTTTTATGATACTGACGCCAACCCTATTGTTCTAGAGAAATATACTAGATGTACATTAGACCCAACAGCACCAAACTTTATAGCTAGAAAAATTGGTACTTCAGATGGTGAATACGAATTAAGGTCTACGTTTATAATGTTAGAATTAACCGACCCTGTTATTGAAGGTGATTTAAAAGACGCTTTACCAGCAGGATTTGAAGGTTATAAATTTAGAGAATCTTGTACTAGCACAGTAAACCCATACCCAAAATGGAAAACTAAATACTACACACCAGGTGAGGTGGTGTTTGACCCATATTATAATTCAGCTGGAGGTGTAAGTAACTCTTCTATTTCTGCTGGGGATAACATTAGAAAAAACTATTTAGGGTTCTCAAATGGTGATGGGGCCGCTATCGATTTTGATTTCTTTGAGTACAAAGGATTTAAAACACCAGTTTCAGTTTGTACTGATACTACAGGTAGTGACTGGCCAACTCTAACACAAGGATTCCACATGGATTCTGGAGCTACTGTAGTTATAGCTGGGTCTGGTTCTTACTTAACCGAAACTGCTACCACATTGAGTGGTAAGTCCATGTTTATGGTGGGTGACGCATCTTTCCAGTCAGAACCAACCTCAACAACCAACCCTTACTATAAATTACAATCTAGAAAATTCACGTTAGTACCTTATGGTGGTTTTGATGGGTGGGATGAATATAGAAAAACTAGAACAAACCAAGACGGATATAGACTAGGTATGACGGGTTACAAATATGGAGCATGTGCTGACTCAACATATACAGACGCTACTGGTTTAGGAGCATTTAAAAAGATTTCCACTAGTGAATCAAATACAGATTACGACGCGTATAAACAAGCTATTCATAAATTCTCTAATCCAGAAGCTGTTGATATTAATTTATTCGCAACACCTGGTATTGATTATGTAAATAATTTAGCTTTAGTAAATGACACTATAGATATGGTTGAAAATGAAAGAGCTGATTCTTTATACCTCACTACAACACCAGACTATAACTTATTCGTCAACTCAACAACAGACGCTAGTAACAAAATAAGTCCAACAGAAGCTGTTAACAATATGGATGATAGTTTCATCGACTCAAATTATACGGCAACCTATTACCCTTGGGTTTTGGTTAGAGATAACAACACAAATAAACAATTATATATCCCACCAACAGGTGAAGTAGCTAGAAATATGGCCTTAACGGATAATATAGCTTTCCCTTGGTTTGCATCGGCTGGTTATACTAGAGGTATTGTTAACGCGATAAAAGCTAGAACAAAACTAACTTTAGACGATAGAGATACATTATATGTGGGTAGAATTAACCCAATCGCTACGTTTAGTGACGTTGGTCCAATTATCTTCGGTAATAAGACTCTACAGGTTAAAGAGTCAGCTTTAGATAGAATAAATGTAAGAAGATTATTATTACAAACTAGAAAACTGATTTCAGCAGTTGCGGTTAGATTACTA